GTGTTAAAGAACCATCTTTGTTCTGATAACGGCGAACACCCCATCTCATACCTTTTATTCCATGATGATATAGTTCATTTTGCATAATTACCTCCTGAATCTTGACCCCCTCCTCCTAAAAATGATACAATATATTATCTTTTAAGGAGAGCGAGGCTTTAAATTATGAATATTTCACAAAAAACATTGTCCGATATATTAAATAACTGTTATGATGCTGCTTTAAAAGGTATACCCAAAACCAAAAGCTGTTATGATTTAGCTACGGAATATACACTTAAATATTCGACTAAAGAAAAAGCTATAGATAACTTCATTAAATGGCAAGTACGAAAATGTACCACTTCTGGTTTTTTAACAAGCTTAGGTGGTGTCATAACTTTACCTGTTGCTGTTCCTGCAAATCTTGCCTCTGTTTGGTATGTTCAACTAAGAATGATTGCAACAATAGCCACTATATCGGGTTTTAATCCATCTAATGATGATGTACAAACTCTCGCTTATATTTGTATTACCGGTACATCTATATCCAAACTATGTAAAGAAGCTGGAATTAAAGCTGGTGAAAAATTAACGATTAAAGCTATTCAAAAAATTCCTACAAAAGTATTAAATAAAATAAATCATATAGCAATGCAACGATTTATAACCAAATTTGGAACCAAAGGTGTGATTAACCTCGGTAAAATGGTACCAATTGTAGGTGGGGTCATCGGAGGCACATTTGATTATGCAGGAACAAAAATTATAGCTTCAAAAGCTAAAGATATTTTTTTATATGGAAATATAGATTAGACCTTATTCAAACATATCTCGATTGAGCTTATATGCAACATAGGCATCCATCATAGCTGCTACTGCATCAATTTTCTGATCATATCGTTTTTTCAACAATTTACGATTTCCGTTAGTATCCTCTAAAGTAATACAGTTTCCCATCGTAAATGTCATAAGCTCTTCATCGAACAGAAGCATCCTATCTTCTGATAATTTCTTTAATTCTCCAAGTGGAACTGATTCTGTCTTAGCTCCCTGGATTACTTTTTCTACACCAAATACACCATTTTCCTGTGTCCAACGTTCTACGAAATCTTTTGCGTTATATGGGTCGTACCCAAAACACCTTACATCGTAACCACTTTCAATAATGTAGTTGTCCAAATCTTCATATACTTTCATCATATCCAGGACAGTTCCTTCCATAACAATAAGACTGCCTTCTTTGATGAACTCTTCATACTTCAATCTCATTGCAGCCTGCAATTTCATTAATGTCCTTTGCGTTATGTAATTTCGTGTCTTTACACCAAATGCACCATTCGATAATGGAAACAGAAATGTAAATGCACAGAAATCATCTCCCTGCGATAGGTCTCCACCCAAAGAGCAAGGCAATTGCCAGAAATCTCTTTTTCGATGCGGCAAAGTTTCTTCATATGTGAAGTAATACGTGTAACCTTCCATTGGTAGACCAAATCGTTTTGCCAGTATATCATTTCTTGCAGCTGGAGCTTTCTCTGCTCTTTCAACATCAAGCTGATATGTTTCATAACTGACAGTTTTTCCTAAATTTGGATTAGCTTTCAACCACATATCTGGATTTGAAACTTCTTCAACAGAATCAAGTTTGTACCACCAGATAGAAACATGAGGGTTAATATATTCACCTTTTAGGATGTCCTGCAATTCCATTTTGATTGTATCGCCAGCTCCGTTACGGACTGTACCTTCAGAGCTAATAGCAACAATCAAATAATCGTCTACCTTTGACGCACCCTGCTCAATAGCACCGATTACGTCTTCTCTGATATCTCCGGATAACCATTCGTCAACAGTAGCAACCTTGAGCTGCAATCCCTGTAACTTATCTATCCTCATCGGACGAATTTCCAATAACGAACCGGTAAGAAAATTTTCTATTCCTTTCTTGGTCGATGCCAATTTAACTCTATTGGCTTTTGAACCGCTGGTGTTCATTATTGAGCCATCTGTAAGAAATTTATAGAATGGTCCTCTTGAACGCGTAATAGCTGTACGAATAGGTGATAAGACTTCTTCTGCCTGTTTCATTGTTGGTGCAGTTGTAATCTGGTGTGTTGTCGTGATATCGACATTAAGAAAATAGTTCTGTAAACAAGAACCATACATAGATTTTGCGGCACCTCGTGCTACTATGAGGTACTGCTTGTTAATAAGCCTCTTTCTGATATGCTTTTTAACATAATGCCCACCATGACCGTCTTCCGACGGTTCATAGACACTTCTTTCAACGAAATAATACCAACCAAAAATTTGTTCAGACCATACTTTAAATGAGTCAAGAAGATTCAGATCCGAACCATCGGTAAGCGTTAATTCATTTTCGCAGTATAAGATAAATCCTTCAACTGCTTTATCATCGTAATATACTCCAGGATTTGCAATAAGGTCATCAATACGGTTCATCTCCATAGAGATTTCCTTATTTACTGGTATCTCACCTCGAATAACGGCATCACGAAACATGCCGTAATATTTCGGGACGGCTGTGTTTGATAATGCCATATCTTACTCCTTATTTACCTCGCAATTCTTTAATGCTTAATGCGATACCAAGAGCAGAACCTGTTACCACCAGTACATCACCTGCTACTGATAATACATTCGTAACACATTCTCGTCCCTTAGATATCTTCGGCTCTTCAACTTCCGAAAATAATTTTTGGTATTGCTGCTCAAGTAACTCTCTGTTGATTCTGTCTCGCATTTCTTTATCAGACATATTTGATAAATCCATACTTTTTCTTTTAGGTTTCGGTCGCGTTTCGCTTTCCATTGATTTTAGCTGGCGAACCATAGCCGAACTAGTGTCAACGATTTTTTTACTTCGTTCTAAATCTTCCCTAGCCCATCTATTAGGATCCGGATGACTTGTATCAATTCTGTTATCTTTTTTCTTTGCGAGATTATCTCTTATATCTCTGTCATATCGCTTTTTACCACGAGGTGTTAAAGAACCATCTTTGTTCTGATAACGGCGAACACCCCATCTCATACCTTTGATACCATGGTGAGAAAGCGACGCATCAGATTCAGTCTGAGTTGCTGTTACCATCTTCCATCACCTCCTGAATTTCAGCCATTGTTTTCAACCGCCACTCATATTCATTTGCTTGCGTTTTACAGCATTCTAATGCTGCAGAACTAATTGGCGGATCGAACAGTAATCGGACTTTTAATACCATATAAGACTTTACAAGATGATAAAGGCTCATATCTTTTATAAAATTGGTCCAAATTGCAGTTTTATCTTCAATCATAAATCCATTAGATGGACCTACTCCTATTTGTGTTAATATGGTAAAAACAGAATTAATATGCGTGATGATGTCTAAATCAAATGCATCATACTCTTCTGTTAAACCTAACATTTTTTTTACTGATAATAAAATGCTGTCTTTCATTTCATCTGCTGCCATATAATTACTCCTTTTCAGGATAAGTAATATGAATGTAATCAGCCATACAATAACCATCTCCTGCTTCGATATGAACAGCATAAAAACCATCAATGACCTCATCATTTACAAGTTCTACCATTGTACCAACAGGAATTGTTGCTATAACATCCGCTTCTTTATTTGGTTCTTTTCTAACTCTCAGATATCCGCAGCTCTCAATAACACCGAGAATTTTTATGTTTTCATTCTTTGTATCTGAAGCCGCTGTCTGTACTGACTGATTTTCTTTTCTTTCCTCACTCATAAGTAACCTCCTTCTAATGTCTCCATGGACACATATCATTTTTTCTTCTCTCTACAGGTGCATGTGGTAATAAGCTCGAATCGCCATAATGTATAGCATTGTGAGTATTCAATACCGTTGATATCAGATACTCTGGATTGAGAATGTCGTCATTTCTATTTATGATGTCCTCTGGTGTAATTGGATTCATGTGATGAATAATAATGTTCCCTTGAATTTCATATCCATCGCAAGCCAAATCACATCCTCTATCTCTAACGATGATTTCGTTCCTAAGTCTTTTCCACTCTTTTGAGTTATAAAAAACTTGATTCAAATATCTGTCAAAACCAAATGTCTCTATTCCAACAGAACCATCTAATTTCAAATATTCAAATCTTTCTTGAAATGTTGACAAACGGATAAGCTCTGTATATGTTTTAATCATCCCACTCATATTCATCGCTCTCCCTTTGTGAATCCTGTCCACTATATCCTCTGAAAGCATCAAGGGCATTCTTGTATAATTCCTCTGCCTGCTCAGAAGATTGAATACTTTTTGTTTTAGCCTCTGTTAATGCTAATTCTTTTTTTGTCTTCTCTAATTCAAGCTCTGCCTGCTTTGTTCCTAGCTTTAAATAGTGAACAATAATTTGCGATGGTGCCTTACCAGACCTCATTAAATCCTCAGCACAATCAGTTGCAAGAGAGATCATCTGTTTCTGTCTTGCTTCTGGTGTGATTGCTGGTCGCATTCGCTGACTGGCAGTATCAGAAGATGAGTCTGGCTTAACTTTCCTCATAGTTACCGCCTCCTTTTAAATAATTTCAGCACACTTTATATAAAGTTTCAGCAGGGTTTTAAAGAGTTTACAGAGACTATTACTACACTCTTGTATATGAAAGGAGACAACCTTTAAAGATGAGCCAGCCACCGCTCAGTAATAATCCTATAAACTCTTTAAAACCCTGCTGATATGTCAGAACATTTTTCAAAAATTTCCCTCTGGGGAAAAAATAAAGACCGCCGCGATATGGGTGGGGGTATGTTTTTTAGACACCCCCCTATACCCTTTCGCAGTCTATGTAATTTTTAGTGTTTTCTTCACTTTCTTGTATATGTTTCTAAAATCATATCTGATGATTTCATCTATCGCTCTTTCAATCTCTTTGTCATTCTCTTCATCCGATAGCTCATCCGATGTCCTTGCGATGCGACCAAGATACGATGTAGAGTGATAGCCTTTCTCCTCGTCATATAGCATCCATTCGGTGAACTGGTCGAACGGATCATAAGGGTTGTCAATTGTAGTCAATGCACACTTAGTTACATCCATTCTCTATGTTCACTCCTTTCCATTCAGATACTTAGATACAGTTGAAGTAGATACTCCTAAGGCTTCTGCTATTTCAGATGTACTGTAGCCAGATGCGGATAGAGCTGAAATTCTACCCTGTTTAGCTGTACTGAGTGATGTTGTGGCACGAGGAGTAGCCTTTTGTCTGACAACATCAATATTAGTATTGTTTAGTATCTGTGTTAGCTTGTTCTCGCTGATAGCACCAGCCTGTATAGCCTCCCATTCCTTATCAGTTATATCTATAGAAGTTCTCTTAGCTCCTACAGAATTGCGGGCTTTCGATAGAGCCTGCTGACTCGCCTTCTTAATTTCAGCCTTTGTCATATCTGGGTTGTCTCTTTTCTTAGATTGAACCTCTGCATTGGCAATAGTCTGGGCTTGTCTTTCACGGGGGGCATTCATCAAAGCAACATTTAATTTTCCAATAAGGGAGTCTACTTCAGACTGATAAGTTGCTTTTGCAGAAGCAGAATAGGCAATCTTTCCAGTATTGACCATTTCTCTTCTTGCCTGATTTGCTAAAGATTTCATAGAATTTGCATATTTTGCATACGCTTCTTCTTGTGGGGTGCCGGATGATAATTCTCTTGCATCCTTAACTTCAGCCATCTTAGTACTCTTCTGAGTACGAATTTTTATTTTTCCATCTTTGTCAGTGTATGTCTCTTTAACTTCTTTGTAACTGAGGGAACCATCTTCATTGATAGTAGGGCTTCCTTTTCTCTTTAATACAGAAGTTTCAGATTTTGCTCTTGAGATAAGAGTAGACGCGCCTTCATGATAGTGACCATTTGAATCTGTTGTACCTTGGTATTTCTTCTTCAAAGTTGCAATGTCGTTATCAATTTCACTCTGCTTATAATCAAGCTTATGTTTTTGAGCGTCAATAACAACCATACTATGACGAACAGCTTTTGCTAATTCTGGTTCAGTAGCACCCTTCAAAGTCATATCTGTAATAAGGTTAGAAATCTTACCCATTTCAGTCTGAGTATTTGTCATCCTTTGGTATGTTCTACCATTTCTGGTGTAGTATTCTTTTCCTTTAGAATCTACTTTTACAGGTTTACTAGAATCTGGACCATATGCATCCTTTGTATCAAAATCCTCTAATCCTTTTAAAGAATGCGTAGAAGTAATTTTTACTTTGCTCTTTGAAGAATTACAAGGTATTACCATTACGGTATCACCATCAAAGTCAGCCCCGGACAATCTATCAGCATTCTTTTTATTAATACCAATGGCATCAGCCGGAGTATTACCAAGAACACTCTTTCCTTCAGCTAACTTATTATTTACTTTCAAAATTGGTATCTCGAAAGTTCCTCCATGAGGATAACGAATTAAGGCAACTGTTTCACCATCTTTATAGTTTGGTGCATAAACCTCATTATCTTTAATGGTTGTCAATGGAAGTATTACCTGATATTTCTGTCTTGGTAATGCCGCAGCCTGCAAATGTACAGCAGCTGAATCACAATCATCAGCAAAAGATTTCAATAAAGTTTTCTTTACTGTAGGATTGGTTAATGAACAAATCTCATCAAATTCAGATTGCTTATCTGCCGTTGCTAGACCCAACTGTTTTTTAATAAGAGATAGACTCTGTTTTGATAAGAACTGAGATGGAAGTGTTTTACTCCATTCGCCCCAATCTCCTTCTTCGGCTCTCTTATTGATTAAAGACAAACTCTGTTTCTTTCCAGTTACTGGGTCTGTATACTTTCCTTTTGGATCATCATAATAACTTTGACCGCCATGTTCCTTTATCAAAGAACCAAAAGGATTATCCGGGTCATTCTTAATATCCTTAAGAACTTCCATTTTAGGAACCGATTTTGATTTATTGGTATTGAAAATAACATCAACTCCATCTGGCATATCATCAGAATAGACAGCCATTCCCTTTAGATATTTCTTTCCATCTACCATTATTCGAACCTGTGCGTAATGCGAATCGCCTAATGATAAATCCTGAACTCCTCTACGAAGTTCTATAACACCATCTTTGTTAATACCACCATCTTCTTTGTATCTGATAGCAAGTCGATTAGAATCCATACTAGAAGGGTATTCAAAGCCTTTTCTAAAAGATTCACCACCATCATAAGAAATATAGTCTTTTACAGAATGTACATCCTCATAATTATAAATATCCTTATGCTCTGTTCCAGGAGGACAGATTACTTTTATGTTTGTCTGCTTTCCAGGATTAGTAACCTGTGGAACTCCACCTCCATAAATCGGATAACCTTCCATTTCCAAAATATAAAGAGCCTGGTTAAGTTTCTCTTTCGATACTCCAAGTTCTCTTTCAACTCCGGTACCGACATCGATCATACCTTTTTCATCAATAAGTTTTCTAAGAACATCAGCAGTGGCTTTCGCCTGGTTCATTCTGGCTTCTGAATTTTCATTCAATAAAGACCTTACAGATGAGTCATTTGCAAATCCCATCTTGTCAGCGATTTCATTCAAACTGTAGCCTTTTTCTCTAAGGTCTTTGGCTGTTGCAACCTGCACTGCTCTTCTTTCATCTTTAGCAAGACTCATTTGTGTTCTAAGCTGAGTTGTTGTAAGCCCCATAGTCTTAGCAATATCTGTTTCACTCATACCAGACTTTTTCAAAGACTGCACACGACTCAGAAAGTCCCCACTATGCTGATAAGGGTTATCTCCAGAACCCCATGGATATCGACCAGACCTTCTGGCAACACCGTAATGCATAAGCATATCATCAGAAATTTGAGATAATACTTTAGCTATTCGATTCATTGATTAACCCTCCTGTTCTTTTATTTTTCTTATAACCTTATCAAAGGTAATGATTTTATCCATAATTGGAACTATATCTTCTGCTGTTGGATTATGATACAGAACTTCATTGTTCTGATAGATTCTTAATTCCATATCAATATCAGCAGGTTTTACTTTATATTCCAAACAAAAAAGAGCGGCATAAATCATAAGCTGCTCCATGTGTGCTGGAATTATGCCTGTCTTCAAATCATGAATTCTAAGTAATCCAGACCTGTATGAAATTGAATCTGCTGTTCCAAAACAGTTTTCAGAATAAAATAATGTCTGTTCCGGTGTCATCTTATAACCAATGGCATCATTAACATACATATTCAAAGTTTTTTGTGATTTTGGTAATTTCTGTCCCAAAGAGATACACTGTGCGGCAAATGCATGTAACACGGTACCTTTCTGAGTAGCAAGAAATTTTGAATAGGCATCGGCAACTTTATCTTCGCTGTAATTAATCCAATGATATTTACTAGCTCCGAGAAAAGCGTGCTGCCCCTCAAGATTGGAATGATTGTTGAAGTTCATATAGCACTTCCTCCTTGTTTTCCGGACAAATAAAACGGGAAAAAGACATCCTGTTCATTTGATCCACATAATATTCTTGATTAGGCTGTTTATTAGCCGACGCGCTTTTTTTACATTCCAAAGAAGCCCACTTATCATTATAAAGAATTAGCAAGTCTGGAATACCTTGAATATAACTTGCATCATTCTTCATAACTATGCATCCAGGAAAAAGTTTCTTAAGCTCTTTAATTAAATTAGCCTGGAATTTGTTTTCTAACATTTTGTAAGCTCCTTTCACAAATATCAAAAGAGAAAGTGAATGCTGTTAAAAATGCATATTTTACCTCTCTCCTCATAAAAGGGAATGTATTTTTCGCGCGCAAAAAAAAGAGCATAAAAATGAAAGGAATTGATTTTTTCATTGGGCGGATAGATGAACTGATTTTTTATCAGATTTTCCATCTCTGAGATTGTGTTCAATGCGCTATTATTACACACAATCAATCTACTTCGTCCGATCTCTTGTCGGCAAGCTCATCTTTATCATTAAACCATGTATTCGCATGTACAGACTTTCACTGCTACGTCCTTTATTCCTTTCATAAAACAACTTGTAAATTTGGCGTAAAAAAACAGAGGTACCGTAAAGTATCTCTGTCATAATCACGTTATGTAGTTTTAAGCTTCTTTAGCTGGAACTACCTTCTTGGACAAAAGCCCAAAAATTTTTGCTAATTATATATATTTATTAAACTTTTTCTTCGCATTAGAGTTGAAAAAAAAGTGGGTTTTTGACCAAAGTTGGATATCCAAGAATTCGGAACCCGCATAAATACTGGGTTTTCGGGCATTCGGTCTATGGACAAAAACGTTTTAAAAAGTGGGCAGAAAGCCCAAATTTTTGACCAAACTTGGATATCCACTAAATGTTTTTCACACTTTTGCCCAAATTTTTTAGTCTCTGCCCGTTTTTATTTTTCCAAAAGTGGGCAGAAAATGACCAAAAATGATTAAATGGATATCCAAGAATTCAACCAATTTTCATCAATTTACCCGGTATGTCTCAGTAAATTATGCTGCATTCTTAGTCCTCTTCTCAGAATTTCAGCCTTTGGCATACCATATTCAGTCGATAATTCATCCAAAATAGTCTCTTCACCGTCCGACAAACGCAATCTATACTGCTTATTTTTCACTTCACCGTCATCTCTAGGCGGTCTTCCACGTCTGTTCACTCCTATATTTACCTCCAAATCTTAAAAATTTCTTCTGTGATACGGCATATTTCTGCGGAATATTGGAATATATGTATACTCTGCATGAACGTAAAAGTCCCTATGACATCGATAATCTGTCACCTTTATAGGCTTTATAGGCTTTCCAGGCTCAATAACCTTAGATAATTTCCCGAAAAGCTCCCTTAATCGTTCGGCAAATTTCTTCATAGCTTCCTTAACTCTTTCCCACACATCACATAATGTCTGTAAAATATCATCATATTCCATATCCATTATAAAGCCTCCTTTACATCATAAATACGACTTAATGACACTTTGGTGATTTTTCCATCTTTTTGAACCATTGCGTAACCTACGCTCAAAAATCCAACTCCAATCTGCAATAATTCATAAGTATCAGTATTTAATTTACATTTGCTACAATCATCGACCACGTTACACATTTCCTGAGTAGCTAAACAAGCGGAACAGGTCGAGTGATCTGGTCTTACTTTACATATTTTCATATAGTTACCTCCAAATTTTACCTGTTTTACAGTCTTTTATAACAATTCTTCCTTCAATATGAAATCCAGCCAACTCGCATATAGTAAATATAGTATTTAAAAGCTTGTGAAAACGTTCTTCATCTTCTGATGATGTTTTGTTTTCTACAGGTGTTTTCTCTACATTATTTATTGCACTATATGCAGTTGGGTCCGGATAACCTTCTGGATTTCTGTAACCGAACCCACTAATCATACGCATTTACTTCTCCTTAATATTTTTTGCTTCTAATGAATTTACAAGAGCATCGATATCATACCTAATAGCTTTTTCTGTATATGCCTTTACGATGTTTTTAACAGCATTCATTTTAGTCTCGTACTCAAAACACTCACAAATTCTCGTTGTTATGGTGTAAATGCAAATAAATGCTGCAAATAGAAGTATAATAATAGGTATTAATTCGTTAATTGTCATAGGTATTTTCCTCCTCTTTTTCACATAATAGAATTCCGTTATCGTTTCCTTTTGGTACTGTTATTTGCGGTGACTGTAAACTTTTTGCTATACTTTTCAAACTCATATCTATAGACTTTAGAGTTTTTAAAATATCAGTATCATACTTATCATGTGTCATACAGTTGTCTCCTTTCCGTTATTCCATAAATTTTTATCTGTTAAATCCCACTCAAGAGTTGCTCCGCATAATGGACATTTTTCATCAATCTTACTAGACGAATGTTGAACTTCTCGTCCACAAATACAATATCCGTAAACTATAGAGCTTGTATGAGACTTCCAGTAATCTTTTACAGTAACTATCAAAATATCACTCCTTGTTCATAAGACTTCCCCTATATTTCATAAAATCAACAAGTTCTTTTTCTGATACTTTCTGTTTATTACATCCATCTATGCAAGTATCGCAAGAAATTCCACTTGTCAGCAACCACATATCACATCCATCACACGGATCTGGTTTCCTATGAAATATCTTTTTAACCATTCGAACATAATTAATCCTCCATTTTCTGAAACAATAGAATGTTGATAGCCACAAAAATATCGCACAGTAATATTTTCTCGTTCATAGCATAAGATAATATTGTTCCACACACAGAAATAATTAACAAACACAATGCATATTTACTATATTTGTTCATTCTTAAATCCTCCAGTAATCAACTCTGAATATGGCAGCTCTTCAATCCACTTACAGAATTCTCGCCATTCATCCAGCTTATGGTCTTTGCGAGATTTATAGATATTTGTCAGCACCTCATAATTCAGCATGACATTACGAGTCTGGTTATAGCTGCTCGGGAGAAGCTGAATAAGCTGCCACCATGCTCCTTTATTTGATTTATCATCATTGTAGACATCCCTTATAAAGTTCAAGTGTTCGATGTTGTTTCTCAAATAATCCAGAGAAACAACGCTGAGATGTTCACAACTGAAATCCTCAAGTCTAAATTCCTTAGCCTGAATCTTATTCATTGTACTGCAACTATTGGCAACAGTACCGACTTTATAAGTATCAAATTCTTTCCACCAATATAAAGGTGCTGTAATTCTCACATATACCGGCATCATTCTCATAAACTTTCTATGGTCTGTACCGGCATTTGAGAGACGCTGCATAAGGGAGTGGTCGCTATCTCCTAAGTAAAAGTCGCCATTATACATGCAACGATCCGAATGACCACATTCTCTACACTGCCCAAACCCCTCTCCAGCACAGCAATTACTATCACTCTTATCCCAACTATTCATAGGGTTACGCATACCCTCAATAATAAACTCCATCTGCTCCGGACTCGCCAGAACTACGTGTTCTAATTTAATCATCTTGTAGCCTCCAATTCTATTTTTTCGTTACACTGTGGACAAGTTATATACTTGATTTCTGTAGCCAAAGGATACAAATTATGTGGGTGCCCGATTTCTATATCTTCTTTTTCATAACTGAATAAACACCCACACGAGTTGCAACTGATTTTCTCTTTGGTTCCGGGTTTAATAATTTCAATCATTTACGCTTCCTCCAATTCTCCAAAATATTTTTCATATGCTTCTAAATCATAATGCATAAGATATTTCTTAGCTTCTTCCTCAGACAATGCGACTGCACAATTTTTATAATCTGTTTCATATGTCAAAAGCCAATGATTTTTTAAACTTTTGAATATCTTTACATTTTTTCCACTATATCTGAGAGTCATATTAAGCATCGTTCCGGTATATTTATATTCACATTTTGTTGATATCAACTCCATTTTGGTAGTATCGTATTTAAGGCTGTTAATTACAAATATCATTTTATTACCTCCTCTCCTCCAAATTTTCCATATTGCTTACTGTGTCACTTTCTTTCACAATTCCACGAAATTCAACCACTTCTTCGGAGAGACTGACAAAATATCTTTTTCCCTGATATTCAACAATATCTCCGAAGTAGTTGATATCCATTTCTGGTCGTGAAGCATATGCAAGAACATTAATTTTTGTAGTTCGATTCACTATCTTTTCCTTTCTCTATCCATCTTCACATCAATTGCTTTCTGCATATCTTCTGGTGAGATATTAAAAATGGACTCCAGAAGTTTCAAGCAAATATAAGCATCTGCCATCTCTTCTATGAGTCCAATTCTGTCACCATAACCCCTAATTTGTTTGCTAACCTGCTGTGTGAGTTCTGCAAATTCCTCCATAGCAATAGTGCAATTCAATTTCCAAGGTCTCTTATTTATGCTATTTCGTATAGCTCGTCTTCTCTCTTTATCAGAAAGTTCAATATTACTATTTAAACCTTGAATAAATCTAGTTCTATTCATTTTCAGACTCCTCTCTGAATTTTTCTTCCATCTCATCTAATTTGCTTACAGCCTGTAATAGACACAAACAAAACATACTAAGAATAGAGCCAACACCAAATCCTAAAAAGAAATTAATCATTCTTTTCACCAGCTTTCTTTAATTGCTCCGCAGCCTCTTTTCTTGCATCATATTTGAAAATATCAATCTCTTCAAACTTATTGTCTTTCTCAGCAAAGAAACGGTTAATCTTAATCTTTTCTCCATTTGGAGTAATCACATAGAATACACCGACAGTATCAAAATCACCATTTTCTGTATTGTATAAGAAATCCTCACAATATACATAATATGGGTTTGTTGACGGCATATAAGGCATAGAGATAGGAAACATCTCATCCATAATCTTGTCAACTAATCCGCTATGGTATCTATTGTTTGGGTTATTAACGCTCACACATACAGCTCTTGATACATCGTTATAACTGACTGAACCATCTGCTTTGATATGTTTAAACAAAGAACTCATCCTCTTGCACTGAATTGATTTTTCCCCATTCTTTTCAAAGCTCACGTGATTACTCCAAATATCTTCTGTATCTACAATTGGTGTTAATGGCTTCCCTGCAATTAAGCGGTTAAGAATATTTTTAGTAATTCCGATACTCATACCGCTATGACCATCCTCCATAAGGCTGTCAAATGCTTTTAATGCACTTCTGTAGCAAGCACATCCATACTCAGAAAATCCATTGCCATCATCACCAGATTTCTCATGTTCGCAAGCCAGCCCAATCTCATTTTCAGCCCATAAATCCATAGATGTCTTTTCTCTGCACGAATATAAAGATACATTCCTGTCATCGATATAAACATTTGCAAATATCTTTCTGGTATCTCCACCAAACTCTGTAATAATTTCTGGAAGATTCTCATTAACAGCGTCAAAGACAAGACCTCTCTCAGAACACCAGTCAACAGCCGCTTTTGTCTGCTCCTCATTTCTACAAGTCCAAAGAATGACTTTATCTCCATTCAGCTGACAATTCATAAGAAAATCAATAAGCTCCATATTTGGCTCGCCGATCTCAGGGTATTTGTTCTCACATAAAGTTCCATCAAAATCTACTGCAATAATATTATTTTCCATTATATTTGTCTCCTTTAAATAAAAATAACCCACAAGCCTATAAAGACTCATGGGTTTCGTAAATATAAATTAATATTCTAAATCGGTGATGTCATCCCAAATATCTTCAAGGGATTTCCCATCAAAGAATTTTGTGTCCATAACCTCTTCAATTGAATGAGCAGTCATGCTTTTATCACCATACCACATATCAAATTTGTCAAGTGATAATGGATCTACTCCACAAGAATATCCATTGTATTCAAACATAACATAACTTGTTAAGCCACCAAGATATTCTTTAATATTAAAATCTGTCATAAAATATCACCTATTCCATTATTTCAATATCTTTTATTTCATTTTCATTAAAGCTAACGCTTTCGCCTGATGTCTGAGGGTAATTGTAAATATCTATGGCAGCAACGCCCTCTGGTTCATTATCATCTGGGAAAATATAATCACTTACAATACCAGTGAACACTTCACCATCCGTACAAGTTATTTTCACATTCTTTCCCTCAAGACTTTGATTGAGTTTCATTTATTTGTTCTCCTTTAAATAAAAATAACCCACAAGCATATAAAGACTTATGGAGTCACATATACTATATTTTTTTCTATTCTAATCTTTCAATATCTTCATATTTGATTTCTACTGTATCCCAATCCTGACCAGGTAAATCTACATCAGCAATATATGCGACACCTTCTTCTAGGATTTCAACAATCGAAGCTTTTCTTCCATTTTTTAATATAACCCTATCATACAGATTTATTTTCATTCTGAAGCCTCCTTCTTTGTAACATATGCACTTGTTAATTTAATACCGTCATTACCGTCATCTATCCAAGCTGTAAGAACATTTGCTTCTTTTTCATTAGGACCTTTTAATTTCATGATTTGTTGGTACCTCATTCCGTATCCGCCATCGCCACGCTCTTCTAATTTAGTAACATCAAAATGTTCATTGATACTATTAATTAACTCGTCAGCGTTATCTTTCGTATATCCCAATGCCGACTTAAACGCTCTTGCTTTATTCGGTGCTTTATCTGGATTAAGTGCATATTCTGTAAATTTCTCTTTAGCTATCTTTGTAGATTTTATTTTATCATGTTTCCTAACTTCTGCAACTTTTCCGTTATCTTTTATCGGATATGGAGGACCATTCCTAACACCCCATTTCATTCCTTTTACGCCGCTATGCTCAATTTCTAAACTGTCAAGTCTGTTCTTTATCTTATCAAGAATATCCTCAACAGTTTCTCTAGTTCTAGGTGCAAGTTTCATGAATTTAGAATGTTCAGCATACCAGTTAAATATCTCATACAGATTTCCGTTAGCCCAACTAAAAGCCCACCAATCACAAATCATCTCCACAATATAATCGTATGGCATTTCAAGAATGGTCTCTAATTCTCCATTTTCCATATCATCATGAATAAGTATCCAATACTGCCAGTGATGTGGGTTTCTATGAATATGTATCAGCCATGCTCTTTGATAATCCTGAACAACTTTATAAGACCTGTTATTTCCATAAAAATATGCATCATACGCGTTATACTCGTCTTCTTCGTCTTTCGACTTATCATGAGCAAACTCAATCTGCCAGGCTGCATCTGAAATATCATTCGTAACATCTGGTAAATTCTCACATAGCCAATCAAATCCTCTTTTAACATTAGCCCTGTGATTTGCTAAATATTGGTCATACTGGAAACTCATTTCTTCACCGCCTTTTTGGCGATTAACTTTTCAAACAGTTCCTTAGCTTCCGGACCCTCAATTGCATTGACAATATCCACAGATTTATTTGGTCGTTGTCTACCGACAATAAGAACTCCCGTATTTGTCTTATCATCATAATCAATACCTACTAATACTGTATCTCTCATTGAGTCATCTCCTTCCAATTTACAGGTCTTTCTGATTGAGTATTGCAGCCATGGTCTAAACACTCACAACAAGGGTTACATTTCTCATCCAAATCTTTGTGCTCGCAGATCTTGCAATACTTTTCAAAATTAACTTCAAAATATAAATTCTCCATAAAGCTCCTATCCTTTATATGGTATCTGTTCTACATCTCCTCCAGAAGTAGTGATTGATTGCATAAGCTGTCCAGTTGCTTCGTCGAAATATATATTGTCCATAGCGTTGTTCCATTCATCAAACTGCTCGGAAATATCAAACCCTTTTGTTCGTCTGAGATTGATAAGTTCATCGTGAACAACCCTTCTCCAAGCTCTGGCAATTTCTTTTCTACTCTGTGAAAGAATACTATACAATCCGTGCTCGTTTACAAAACTTACAGATCTTCTCTGACCTGCAACTACCATTGGTAGGTTCAGCTTTTCATCAGCCTCGCACATATCAAGCATTCGCCACGTATTTCCGTAACTATACTCAATAATATTTGCTATATCTGCTGCCTTGAATAATGGTTCATCCAAATCACCATATACATCAAGAACACTACTTCCTAATCGTATCTGTCCTACTACCTTTACTGAATTGTTTACCATTTTACGTATCTCCTTTCATTAAACGTCTTTTTCTCTTTTAATGCTCTAGCTATGGCTGTATCTATTCCAGAGCGAGATTTTAAGTGATAATAATACAAGTCTTTAAATGGTGTATTCATCCTGTCAATTCTTCCTGCTGACTGAGCCATTATTTTGTAAGAATAATTTTGCGAGAAGAATATAATTGTATCTGTTGTGATGCAGTTCCATCCTTCTGCTCCAGCATTGTACTGAACAAGATAAGCCCATTTATCACTTGTCGGAACTGGTTGATGCTTATGACCGTTCCATTCTGCAACTTCATATTCTGTCAGAATATTTTTCAATAGCTCCAACTCATAATCAAAGTTGTAAAATATAATAGCTTTCGGATGCTTCTCCATAACCTCAAGCAAAGCCACTTGTCTTGACTCATCCATATTTACAAGCTTCCGCCATACATAGCAAAGTCCTGCTGCATTCTGGAGGGGTTCATTTTTATATGGGTCCCATCTATTTTTAGTTACTTCCTTATATTTAATAGTGTCATATCCAACATAAATATCTTCGTGATGTGATACCGTTTCTCGTTTGAAATCCATATTAACAAGAATTTTATTCCGAAGCCTGGTTAAACGTTCTGTATTAAGATACCTGTCAATCTTCGGAAACTTGCTAAATCTGCTATAAACAATATGTTCTCTTGTAAATTCACTTCGATTTTTATAGAACCCATTCGCAACAAAAACCGGTATATAATCTTGCCAAGTGTCCCCGGGTGTGGCAGATAACAAAATCCACTCGTTACTTTTCGCAATCTTCAAGAATGCCTTTACCCATGTTCCGCTTCCAACGACTCTTTGCTCATCAAATATAAAGAAAGCGTCTTTTACATCTGAATACTTCTTTACATTATTCCATGAATCCACAATCACTTTGTTAGAATATAAATTCGCATCATCATGTGTAGACAATAAAAATGGTGCTAATTCCCCATCCCATTCACAAGTATCACGCTTTCTGGCGGTCGTTATAATGTACAAATCTTTAGGTGGGTCGTCCATTGGTTCATAAATATCAGTTCCAATAATTCCACCATTTCGCACATAGTAATAAGCTATTGAAGTTAAGGATTTTCCACTTCCAACACCACCACATAAAATGCAACCTGTTTTCATCCTTTTTATTGCATCTAATTGATAGTCTCTTAATGTAACACCTGCCATTTATTTACCCTCAATGACAAAACCATCCTCAACTTCAACTTCGTATCCAGCACCTATGAGATTAGCTTTAGGTCCGCACAGAAGCAATTTTGTACCGATTTCTTCATCTGATAATTTCTGATATTCAGAATAATATCGTATTATGGAATCCTGCACAGGTTTCGTTACACAAATCTTCGTGCAATCAAATGTGCTCTTTTCTGTAACTTCTATATTGCACATCTCGGCTACATAACCATAAAAAGCTACCAGTCCCTGCTCGCACTTTTTCTGAGAAATTGAATATCTCTTTTTCATATGGTGTCATCCTTTCTTTGTTATTAAAATCTTCTAATTACCCAAATATCTGAAAAGTACATAGGTGTATACCAGTATTTGCTCTTATCGTCATCCGTGGTCATCGGATCTGTTATAGAATTTCCAACTTTTATATAACCGGCTACACCAAGTAAAGAAATTTGTATATAGCACATAAGAGCAACTGTTTCATCAATATCCTGTCCGACAACCAGTAAATGTCTTTGAAAGTTCATCGATGGCGTTGTTTTTTCCATCTTTCTTTTGATAGTATTAATAGCAGCTATAAGGGTTGCTCCTGCTCCACAGCATTCATCCGCAAGAGAAATATAACCTTGCTTTTCCAACTTATCTTGAAGATTATTATCTAAATCGCTAGTAACAACATCTGCCATCAGCTGACAAACTGAATATGGTGTGAAGAACTGACCAGCTGAACTGTTACCAAGTCCTAAATCCATAAACATTTTTCCTAAGAAATCCTGTTCCGGATTAGCGTCCAAAGCCATTGTTGTATATGCAGCCAGTTTAGGAAATATCGTCTGCTCGTCCTTACCGTATTTATGGATGATATTCAAATATCTTTCCTCTCTGTCTTTATAATGAAATTTATCAAGAGGATTTGATATTGCACAAGCAAACATAATTACAAAATCTCTCCAAACATCAAATGGTCTATGAGTTCTTGTCAGTTTATTAAACTCATTCAGAAAGTCTTTTGAATATGTCCTAACCGACATTTTTTCTGTTTTTATTTCTACTTTTTGTTTTGGTTCAACCGTTTTCTTCTTATCAATGTTTGATAAATCAATTGTCGGTTCCCATTTCTTTGTCACTTTCTTAACCGGTGGCTTTGGTTTATTAAATGACTTTTTCTTAAAGAACATATGTGCCTCCTTTCAAAATATAAATGGGCGCCAACCATAATTAGCTGACACCCACAGATTTTTAATAGAATGGAACCTCGTCCTCTACCGGAGCTTCTTCTTTTGCATATTTTTCAGCAAACTCATCCTCTTCGATAGTTACATACATCGTCTTGACATATGCCTTAATTCCAGTCTTTCCATTTACTTCCCAGGAATATGGTCTGATAACCAAGTCAACATTACTGATTTCGGCGAAATCCAATGTACTGATAGAATCCTCGTCCAATTCAGTAGTTGTTCTTCTAGTCACCATGTGAATCTTTGGTGGAATATTCTTGTAACTTACAGCAACCTGAATATAATGCTTTGGTTCATCTCCCTCATCTCTAGGCTCAAGAATTCTTACATTCCATCCATCTTTTGATAACTGCTCAACATCCATATCATCTTCAATGAGTACACAGAAGTTTCTATCTCCAGCACGATTGTACTTGGACTCCTCTCCTCTGAAGTTTCTGAACATAATATGAGCTCCTTCAATTTTAATGTTTCCTACTGCTTTATTAGCCATGATAAAAATCTCCTTCATTATTTTGTTTTTGCAGGTGGATTAATCGCCTGACTTGAAATCACTTCTGAAATATCATAATTTTTTCCGCAATCCATATGGTATTCATCGTCATTGAAGTGCGGACAGTCAAAGCAAGTTGCGTATTTAGCATCTCCGCAAGGCATAAGCTTTGGTGTATTCTGCTTCTTCTCCGTTATAAATGGGTCATCCGACACAAACATTTCAAAATCACCATATTGAGAAATAGTATCTACTGCCTCATTCACAAGTTTGTCATAGTAAGACCTGTCAATGTCATCAACTTTATCAAGTTCTCTGACCATCTCAGATTCCAGCCATCTATATCCCTTTGTACCTGTTGCGGCATAATACTTATTGTCTTTCTCACGCATAAGTAATCCGCCACCACATCCGTCTTTTATAGGACAGAACTGTCCAACTTTTCCAATGAAGCGATAATTATGCCCCTTAGCGATAAGTGGATTTAGTCTTTGACAAGTACTTTCAAATGTCGTATCAGACAGCAATCCTTTCTTGAAATCACTTTCAGCTTTACTAAATTCTTTTTCATATTGAGACACATCTGGTAAGTCCTCATTTAAGTCCAAATATAAAGAACCGCTTACAGACTTCGTTTCACACATATCCTCGAATTTAATATCCTCTTTACTAAAGAGGCTTTTAAATACATAAGGAATCTGAAACTGAGTTCCTGTAGCGGTCCATGTTCCTGGGTTTTCTGGATCATCATCAGCCAATTTTGCAACATACACAGCATTGTTGACCAAACAAATCCTATCAAATATATGCTCTACCTCGAAATCATATCCGTGACGTTTGCCATACTTACAAATGAAATCAAGAATATAATCATCCGGATTTTCAATCTTAATAGAGTCCGTCTTAATGTGAATTACTTTGTATCCCTGTGCTTCAACTTCATGTCTAAGGTCAATCATAAACAAAGCTCCTCGCTTTGCTACAATATTATCCTTATTCCTTGAGTCTCTGAAGGCATTCATAAATCCTGCGGCTGTTAATCCGTACACAGAATTAATCGCAATCTTCAATGCTTGAGCCAGTGCCTTTGCCTTACCTGTATCATCAAGATATTTGGCTAATGCACCTTCAAACATATCTCGTACCATATCGAAATCACTATGCTTAATATAGATACGAATGTCCAAAATATCTTTGAACCTCTTTGTGAAATCTGGTCCAAATAAGCACTCTGATATAGCTGAGTTAGGATGCATCGAACCAACATCTTCTGTTTCTGAGAGTCCGTACATTCCTGGAGCCGCCCATACTTCTCCGCCTTCTCCAACTTCCTCACCTCTGTAAAGGGATTTTCCGTTCTCGAATCTATAGTCTGGGAAATATGGTAATAAACTATCACCTTTGGGTCCGTGGAATGGCTCAGCCATCATCTCCGGCTTTGCCTCTTTTAAGAATGCTAATACATCATCGGGAAGCTCTGTAACCGGCTCAGATAAATCCCTATACATAAATTGGCTCTGAGGATTACGGTTCTTTCCAAATATAAATTTTGTAGTCAAACTATTGGTAGTATCATTTACTGAACCATTAGCTAACTCTGCCAAAATCTCTCTGGCAACGAAATCACCAAGATTTGCTTTGTATGTAGCCTCTGTGGCGATAACATCATCATCACAATATTCAGCTACTTTTGTCCAAAGTTCTTCTGGAACAGGCTGGTCCCAAGGAAGTCCAAGCTCGTGATGCTTTATCTTTTTACATAATGCTCTGACTTCATCGTCCATCTTCGAATGCGGATCATTAGCCATGTTGCTCAACTCAATTTCCCATTTCTTAAGAGATTGCTTCTTTGAGCAGAAATCATATACATCTGTGAACGAAATATTATAGGCTTCTCCGAAGAAACAATTTGGACTGTTATTAATAATCTTTTGTGATAAGTTATACAATTGTTCATTCGTATACCCCATCAATCTGGCATACATAATATGATTATCATATCGTCGACAGTTGAACCCGACCAATCTAAGCTGTATTAATTCCTCAATCTCGCTTGGTGTTGGATTAATCATTCTTACAACAGGTTTCCCCTCACCTTCAATTTTCCAGTTGACCAAGAACAGGTTTGGAAATACCTCAATATCATAGAACACTAACTTTGCATCATCGTTTTTTACAGCATTAGAATTTTCTTCTGATTTAAACTGCATTCTGTTGACTAGCTTGATACAATACTCTGCCTGATGGGAGCTGTTTGCTGCAAATGCTAACACAGCATTACGCATATCTGTTACATCATATTTGAGTTCACTACTATGAGCATCCTCCAATATTTTGTATATGAAATCGATACTCGGCTTAGTTCCTGGATGAATTTCCTTATTAAGATTTCTCTTTATAAGTGTTCTAAGTCCTTTCTCGCTTTTTATGGCATCAAAATTTACCATTTTGTCTTCTCCTTTCATTGGTAAACCAGAGGATATAGTAGCTATTGGCAAATTGTTGCATTTGGTAAGTTTTCTTCTTAATGAACTTTTACCAGTAAATACTTTTACCTCTATATGGTCGTCGTAGATTCTGCTTAACTGAGAAGGGTCTCCAGAATATAAATAATGGAGATGTATTCCTTGTCCGCTTTTACTCAGTTCTGCATAAGTCGGTGGCAACTTACTAGCAGCTTCCAAATTTTTTTCAAAAGATTTATTTCCAGTCTCGTCCGGAATATCAAAATCTACAACAATATGATTTTCTGGAACTTTCACATAATGAATTTGTGACGTATCCAGAGCAGATAATTTTGTTTTTACTTTTTCCCACTTCTGTTGTGGAGTTTCGTTTTGCGAAGCATATTGTGCAGGACAATCCGCGCATACAGAATCAAATATTGACTCCTGTTCTTTGAACTCTATCTGATAAGTTTTTGGTGCCTCTTTTTTCTTTGTTTGAGTATCACTTTCAAACTTATCTGTCCTGAATCCTATGTAATAGCTTCGTACTCTTGAACCGTCATCAAAGTTAAATCTCTCCTGGAAATCTTTAAAGTAGTTCTTCAATTCTTCCTGGAATGCTCTTCTTGATAACGGATAACCAACTTTCGCTTCATCACAGTAATTCTTGTACATTTCCCAGGCTGCTTTAAGGGTTGTTCCATCTTCTTTTTTAAACACATAATAAGAATCAGCTATAAAGTTATAGAAATCGTTAGATGCACCAAGCATTGAAATTGGAACATAATCATCATATCTACCTGGATTATCTAAATATATTTCCTGGCAATGATACGCAATAGCTCCGAGTTCAAAGCCGACCTGTTTCACGATTGTTTTATATTCCTTTGGATTCAATTTATTTCCAGATGGAGATACATCAATCAATCGTCTTATAAGACCGGATTTTGCATCTGTGATACGTACCGGTTTATTAGTTCCCATAAATAAGAAACATTTGAAGCGGTTCGCATATGTCGATTTGAATTTTTCATTTACAGTCATCAACTCATGAGATACTAAGCTGTTAAGCCTCGTATTGTCTTCAATCCTTGATAAATCTCCATCATGCTGAATAGCTACTAACGGATTGCTTTTAAATGCTTCTAACGCAAAAGAGTTACTACTAGACCCCAATGCTTTCGCGTCAAAGACTGAATAGTAACCCTCAAATAACTGTTGAATAATATTTAAAATTGTTGATTTACCTGTACCAGCTGCTCCGTATAGTACAAGAAATTTCTGTAATTTCTGCGATTCACCACATACTATGGAACCGATAGCCCACTCTATTTTCATTCGTTCTTCCGGAGAATATAAAGTGCTAATCAATTTTTCATATGCTGTTAAATCCCCCTCTTCAAGAGGATAATTGAGTCGCTTGCTTGCATAATCTTTTTTCGTCGTTTCCGTATTGGAAAATATAAGTTTATCATCAAGCGTATGAAAACTGTCTCTTAATTGTTTCTGACAGTATTTATGCCAAGAGTCAATCATTCCGCTCTCAGCGTCCCACATATGTAGGACTTTAATATCTGAGTTAAAGCGTTGGCGATTCTCCTCAGCATATCTATCCAGTTCGCGGTCTATAAGTTGTAAAGCATCCTGTTCATCAGTAGACCATAAACCACGTTCTTCTATCCAGATAGCGTAAAAATCACCACCTCGAATCATAAGATCTGTGCTTTTTTTTATAAGGAACTTTGGATAGATTTCTATTGTTCCGCGCTTTGTACTACGCGTTGAAACCACCATAAAATCCAACATCACATTTTTATACTCCTTCCGATTCCTTCAACTCATCAATTTCTTTTCGCAAAGCTACGATTTCCTGTTGCATTCTTTTACTCTCAGCACGCATTGTCAATAGGTTCAAACCTGCAACAACACTAAATAATGTTGCAGCCTTATTAAATTTGTTCTGATGCACCAGTGCTTTGTAAATGTGTATAAGATGCTTATCTGTAGCATCCATATTTCTAAAAATATAACTTACTAAATCGTTCATAATAAGTAATCTCCTTTCAAATCAAGTAATACTGTCAAGATACCAACATGCCTGATACCAAATTTCCACTTTTCTCAAGTCATAGTGACAATTTTCAAGTGTGAATAATCCGCCTTGCCCATCTGGCTCATACTGCCTCTCTAAAAATCTTGTTACAATATCTTCAACACGATTCTCATTAAATTTTCTGTCATCCATAGAGCCCAGCCCAAGATTAGTAATCATATTCCAGAACCATTGTCCTGTTCTGTCGCCAATCTCTGGGTCGTCCATAATATGTTCCTCTAAACGAATTGAAAGTGCTATTAGCATCTCCAATACGCTACATGGACTATCATCCAGATAACTCGCTATCACAGAGCAGTCGTATCTGTTCTCGTTTCCAAATCGATAACGTAATTCAATGCCGTCCTCAAATCGATTGCTATCCATTGCAAGCTGATATGTGAAATCTATATTGTGGAGAAAATTTAATAGCTTTCTGTATGATAATTTCTTCGGATATTTTGTATCACATACCAGACCATACATCCAATCGAAATAATCAAATTTTAATTCGTCTCTGGTCATTACATCTCCGTTCTATGTGGCTGAGCAAGAATTTCCTGATAGTTTCTCTGATCTAACAGAATTTCATAATCGCATTTCTTAGCATCATTTCTTGCATGTACGGCATCATCTTCATACTCTCCGAAACGCTCTAATGAATCTTCACCAACAGTTTCTTCAATATCGTCCACAATTTCATTCATATCATCTAGTAATACTCCGTCAGCTGTATATGTGAGACTGATTTTTTCATAATCATCATATTCTCCAAACTCTGACGGCTGTATAACATATGGTCTGTCTACAACAACTTTCTGCTTCTGTTCTTTTTTTGACATATCGCTATAGTTCACATAACCTTCCTTCTGTAATATTGCCGTACATTCAGCAATACTTGGATTGTATACTGTTCTACTGTCAGCAGTTTTCTCAGTAACAGGCTCTTCTGATTCATCTTTTTTATCCTGGTCAAATGCTCTTCTTGAATTAAAGTCTTCTTCTGCCAGCTTCTCATACTTATCTTTAAAATATGAGTATGTACCAGCTACACCAATTCCGGCACCAACAACAGTGCCAATGATAAATGCAATTTTACTGTTCATCATTATCCTCCTCTGTCTTGATAGTCATAACGGTCAATGCTAAACCACCAAAAAGTAAAGAGGCACTCAACAGAATGCCCCCTGTAATATGTCTTTTTCGATGAGTATCAAGAATATAATCCATCATTGAAATGAAGTTACCAATTCCTTCCATAATTAGTGCTCCTTTCCACCGAATAAAACAGCCAGACCACTCCAAAAGCAAATTCCTGCAACTGCTGATAATGTTAATCCTACTACATGCATAACAATTCTCCTTTCTATTCTCCACTTGAAAAATAGTGGTTTCCAATCTGAAACATAGGTGTTCCATAGTTTCCATATCTATCAGCTGTAAAGAATATAACATCGTAATTCTTTCGGTTACGAAGTTCTTCAATTACAAGCTGACAAATATAATCGTCAATATAGCATCTGTCAACTCGTCCATTCCACATAGAAGAAAATTGACTTGGCTGATAAACTACTTTATAAACCGTATCAGGAAAAGAATCAGAATCAACACGATTTAAAATAGTATCAATTACTAATCGTTTGCCTTCTTCACATTCTCCCTCAGCTTCAGCCATAGTAACAAGAGCTATTAACTCAATATCATCATTTGAAATATCCGTATCGATTTCACAAACAATGTCTTCTGGTGTTGGCTCTTGCACTACTACTTCCTCCCTCGGACTAAATGATACTTCTTCAACTGCATCAGTTTTAACAACATCAATTACCTCTTTGTCAGTAATTTCAGCGTTTTCACTCGTCGTGATTGGCGATGCCGCTATACAAAGAGAGCTGCCAATTATCAGTAGTATCATCCAAATTATTTTTTTCATATGCAAATTCTCCGTTTAAATCAGATCTAATATATTGCCATCCACATTGAAGTCTAATAGAATTGCTGGCTCATAAGATCCGTCTTCTGTTTCTCTGTTTGTTTCTAAGATACCGAAGTCTACAAAGTTATCACCAACTTCATTATTCTTATCATATACCCAACCTACAATCTGACCTTCCTTAGTTCTGTCAATTCCAAGCATATCATATACATCATTTAAGAATACATATCCTCTGGCATGTAAGAGGTCATTTGCATACTGCTGCTGTCCGCGTAACATAAGTAAATTGTACTGTGTATCTTTCTCATATCCCTTGCAAGTCTCATCAAAGAATCTTGCATATCCGCTGTCTGCATTTGCCACATTGACAGTAGATTTTACTTTCTTCTCTTTACCTGTCTCTGGGTCTTTTACAGTTTCCTCGAATTTCTTTGCCTTAATATCATATTTCAGTTCCTTATCTACCTGCTCTCCAAATCTTTCAACAACACGATTACGATACTCCTTGAATGACTTATCAACAGTTGCGTATGCTGCTGCCAGAGCTACATTTCTCTTTCTGAGAATATTATTAGATGCCACAATACTTGTGATTGATAATGCACCTAATGCAATAGCCGGAGCATATAACTTAACAAGCTTTACTCCTGTCTGGGCATAAATAATAGTCAAGTCTTTCTTTGCATCTTCCTGTGAATAGTCCGCTTTAATTTCCTCGTTTTCAGAGCATTCATGCACAGCATCCACATCTTTTTTATGCTCTTCTAATACCGTACTTAATTTTGTTGTAGCTTTACAAGCCATCACAGCACTTGCAACTGTTCCAACAACACCGGCTACAACAAGAATTTCCGGGCTATGCTTTTTTACTTTAATAGTTGCTGTATTTACAGCGCTTGTTACCTTTGCAATAATTTCATTCTTTTTCATGATTATTTGTTCTCCTCTTCTAAAAGTTTTACATGATCAATGAGATGCTCTAAATACCATCTCGCTTTTTCTAAGTCCTGTACACCGTTCTTATTTTTCCAACGGCACATATATTTGAGCACATTTCCAGTGTCAGTAGCCTCAATGCCTTTCAAATCAAATGTAAATGCCTCAATAACATCAATTACCTCTAATCCAGTTTCACTCTGATAATGTGCTGGATGCGATACCATAACATCTTTTGACTCGTACATAATCTGCCTCCTAATCTATTGGATTTGCTCTTGGGAATTTGATAGTATATCCGTCCCTGGTATTAACAACTCTTGCATTTCTGATATTATCAGTCCAGCCGTAGTTGTTTCCTGTCCACGGACCATCAATACCAACCAAATCGAAATAGTCCGCAACACTTACAATTCTGTAACTTGCGACAATTTCGTCCATAGCAGCTAATACATTTTCTGCCTCAGTTCTAGTGTCAAAGTAAATATCATCGAAATCGCAACCACCAATAGAACTCTGTGAATTGTAATTTCTTCTGTTGCCCTGTGCTGGGTCTTCATAATATTTGCGATAAGATACTTTGCTTGCAGACGATCTTTTACCACTAGGGCTCTTAACTCCAAGAACCGCCTTAACGGCATCGAGAATAATATCCTTCACGGCAGGCACAACGATATCCTCGAAAATGTAGCTTTTTACGTTATCTACATCTTCCGGAACAAATATCCCTGCAAGTTTATTAATTCCGCTCTTTTTCTTTGTCTTAACAGAACCGGATACAATTTTCTCTACCTTCTTTTCTGGTAGTTCAGCTTTCGCTCGTTCTCTTGATTTATGTGAGTTGGACTTGTATTCTTCCATTTATCAATTCTCCTTTCAATTACGCTCTAGCACTCATTGACTTTGCAATAGAGCTATATATGTTCTGAACATTCATAAGGTTTGCATTATAAGTATCCAGAATATCATCCATCTGAGATGATAATTTATCTTTAACCAACTGTGCAGCTTCTTCTTTTACTTCATTTTTCAAATCAGAAACATCTATATTTCGAAGTTCCTTAGCAATTTTCTCTTTAGCGTCGATTTCCATAGATTTATATGCCTGCTTTACTGCGTTCTCAGCTGATTCAGAAATCTTATTAAATAATGATGTTTCAACTTCCCTTACAGCCTTATTACATGCATCATTGACTTTCCATCTAGCAGTTGTCTCAACCATCTCTTTCACGTTGTTCTGAATAGTTTCATTTATCATTTCTTTTGGAATGTCAACTTTTCCGTCAGCAATAATTGAATCTACAGATTTATTTACTGCGTCACTTACACTCTTCAACTTACTACTTGCTCCAATTGCATAGCCTATTCCAAATAATCCAACGATACCGCATATACAACCTATAATTTTTTCTGAATCCATAAAATATTCCTCCTAATTGATAATCAATAATTCCCCAGGCAAAGTAATTTTCGATGCTGGCATACGGTTATTATTTTTCTTAAACTGATACGCTAAATTACTCTTTGCTTTCTTTTCAGATGCTGCGTATGTAGACCCCTCCCAATTATTAGCAATGCACTTGCCAAATTCCATAACCGGACCATTATAAGCATACTGATTCATAACATACCTCCCATAATAAAAAATAAGAGAGAAAGCACCTTGCTATAGGTACTCTCCCTCTTTTCTGTTAGAATAAGAACTCTTTAATTTTCAGAATCATTCTCATAAACTGTTTCAGTGTTTTCATCTTCAACTGTGGTCTCATTCTCGACAACACGAAACCCTTTACGCGCTTTCATCTCTTTCAGTTTACCAACTGCTGGTGCTACTACAAACTTGTAAGCTAAACCGCCTGCAATCATAGCTACACCGATAGTTGCTACTTTACTGAATCCACCTTTGGAAGCTGTCTTTACGATTTCCTCTGTTGTGTCCATAACCTCTTCGTTGTTCATGATTTCATTTGTTTCCATAATGTTAATCTCCTTTCAGATTAAAAATTTATTATTCTTTCCATAATAGTGGCTGTAAATTTTGCGAACCTACATCAAGTTTCTATAGTCATATCTAGGTCCACATCCGTAATCTATTACAAATACAGGTTCATCGTTATCATTAAGCTGGGAACTAAAGCGAAGGTCAATATATCCTTCTCGGTCAATATTCCATCCAATATCATCGCCGATTTTAATATATGGTAAACCAACCTCGTAATAAAAATCATTAAGAGAAATATACATTTCATCTCGCATTCTTCTATTCAAGTCATTCTCAGCTTTTTTAATCTTGTCAATTTTTGACTTGAAATAGCGTCCGGATAATACATCGTAGCAAAGAGTCTCGCCATCCCCGACAAATATAATTTCACTTTCTTTTGCTGGATGTGCTTCAATTTTCTCTTTTGCAATGGCATCTCTAACAGTCTGCTCCTTCTTTTCTCCAATTGTTTCAACAACTTTGTTCTGATATTCCTTGAGTGATGTTTCAGCTATAGAATATGCCGTAGCCAGTGCCGCATTTCTTCTGACATTTACTGAGCTTGCTCCAATCAGACAAGCAATAGATAAACCGCCTATTATAGCTACTGGAATATAACATTTCCAGCAAATTTTAATAACGTAAATATTTGATATCTTTTCTGGAGCGAATTGCTCTGGAATACCATTTTCCCTATCTATTTTTCGATAATATTCTTCTTTTTTTAACAAATCCAATGCTTTAGGTGTTGCTCTTACAGCCATCACAGTCGTTGTTACCATGCCGGCAATACCTATTCCAGTTAATATTTCCGGGCTATGCTTTATGGTTGATTTTTTCACCGCATTATATGCCGCTTTAATATTTGGTTTATGCATTTTATTACTTCCTTTCCTATAGATTACCCCCGCCCACAAGGGGCAGAGATTTTTACTTAACCAACCAGATTTCCGGACGAACCCCAATAGAGTTCGAAGCATAGCTGCCGCTCGCATAGCCACTGTGGCTCACAATAGCGAAATGAGCCGAAGAAAATTCTTTCTTGGTAGCATTACGAAGCCACCCGAATTCACACCCATTATCATAATAAGCAACTCGATTGCGTCTCTGCTTCATAAGCGGAAGCTGCTTATTATTATCAGCTTCAAAGTGGTTTCTATCCCACTCATCATCCCAGCCAAACATCTCACCTACTGTAGGAATAGTAACGTCTGTAAGTCTTACTCTAATCGAATAAGGTAATGCCTTGACGAACTCTGTATATAACCATTTATTCAAATTAGACGCTTCAAACCCGCCATTATTTGTACTTGACTCATTCATAGGTCTCTTAACTACATAATCATCGAAAATGAGCATGACCTTATCGTCCGTAACCTTGTGCACTGTTGCTGTAAATTCTCCCAATCCATCCAACTTAATTATTGTCTTATCTCCTACCTCAGCATCTTTTAAATCGGACTTTGCTGGTGTTCCGAATAATGCATTAACAAATTCTTTAATTGCAAGTTCATCATTAATGCAATACGCTCTCATAACTTCTTTTGACTCTTTATCAGCTGTCATTTCAATATACTTTCTGTACATTCTTTCTACTGTAGGTGTGTCAATCCCTCTTGTTGATAATCCAATAATTTCTTCTCCTAATGTCATTTCTCTTTTACACATAATGTTAATCTCCTTTCAAAATATCGCTTTACGCGATTAATAAATCAATGATCCATCGTGTCATATCTTTAGCACACGAAAATAAAAAACTGTTGTTGATGTTTTTGCAGGCGTACTCATCCATTAACTCTTCAAAATTTTCAAGAGTTATCAATGGCGGAATATCCCTGTTGTTATTCAATCGTGTCAACAACTCTTTTGCCGCCCATATAGAGTAGCTATTGTTGACAAAACTATTGCTATACCACCAATCAACTATATTTTTTCTTGATTGCTTTAGACAATATTCAGTAATTTCAATAGCTGTATCTATTGATGACATACTTAACCTCCATAAAACAAAAGAGTCCTTGTTTTAGGACTCCTTCGCATTTGTGTCTCTTTTAGCAAGAGCTTCATTAACTTTCTTATCAATCTGCTCATTCATCTTCTGCTCATCAGCCCAATCGTTAATAAGATTCGCTCCTAATCCGATTACTGTTGCAGCAAGACCAATGATTCTAATAATTTTACTATTCATAGCCCGTTGCCTCCTTTCCATAATAGTGGCTGTAAATTTTGCGAATAGACTATTCCATTGTGAAGTCTTCTTCATCGCACCAATTAGTGTCTGGTGTCCAAACCATTTCAATGACATATACTTCAAGCCCATCATCGAGAACCGTTTTTCTATGATTAAAATCAATCCAATACAGACCATCGTCACAGTTCCATCCAACATAATCTCCGCCATCAATAGCAGATAATCCGAGCATCTCATAAAAATCATTTACTGGAAGATGGCCAGATATTACAAAATTTCTGTTAAGATGATACTCAGCCTGTAATACCCTACTTACAGAACTTTCAAAATATCTTCTTGAATATTCGTCATAAAACAGATGATTTTCGTCCGGATTATGCTCATCAAAGTCCAATGAATTCCATCCACATATATCCTGTCCGCTAAGATATATGTCATCACAATGTTCTTTGGCTATAGAGTCAATTATTTTCTGATGAGCTTCCTCTCCATACAATTCCTTTAGCTTTTCTTTATACTCACTGTAAGATTTGTTAATCAACGCATATGCACTTGATAAAGATGCCTGTTGATGTCGGTTTAATACATTTGCGCCAACAATACAAATGATTGTGGAAACGCCAATAACTGTTGATGGAATATAATAAACCCACGCAGACCTAATAGCTTCTGTTTTGCTATATCCGCATGGGTCTCCATCGTGATTGATCAAGCTGTCTTTCCTAATCTTTTCAATTGCTTTAGGTGTTGCCATAACAGCAGATATAGTAGTTGCAACAACACCCGCAACTCCAAGACAGGTTAAAACTGTTGGTGAGCCTCTTTTCAGTCGTACAACTGATTTGTTAATGAGTTGATTGATTTTTGGTTTCATAGTGATTGTCTCCTTTCTTTATTCCATAGCTCGTAAAATATCCAGCACATTATCTGCCAGATTTATTGCTATTGAAAACATTAATTGTGTGTCTTGTCTCATATGATAATATTTATTCATCACAGATTTGAAACATCTTACAATTTCTTCAATTTCTGCTATTGACGCATTGTCTTTTGGATATAATTCGGATGATATATATTTCAGTAATTCATGTACAGACCATATGGAATAACTTGATTGCATAAATTCCTTACGGTGCCCGTATATCATAGGAAATGATACATC